AAGAAAGGGTTGAAGACATGACAGTTGAAATTGAAGGAATTGATCCGGAAAGCGTTATTTCAGACGAAATTCGCGAACAAGAAGAACAAATCATTGATGAAGTTGTTCAAGAAGTCCAAGCCGTAATTGATGCGGCCGAAGATGTCGAACTTGTTCAGATAGAACGTTTCGACCGCGAAAAAATGGACTTTCGCGCGATGGCCGAAGTCGAAAGCGCAATTGATGAAGAAAAACGCACCGCAAACATGGTTGTTTCGACTGAAGAACCAGTTGAGCGCAGTTTCGGCGCGGAAATACTAGATCACAGTCCAGAAAGCATTGATCTTTCGTTCGCTAAGTCCGGACGGATGCCATTCCTTTTGGATCACGACCCAAAACAGCAAATTGGTGTCGTCGAAGATGTTCGCCTTGATGGTTTGTCGCGTAAGTTACGCGCAAAAGTCCGTTTCGGAAAAAACGGCTTGGCCAAAGAAGCGTTCGAAGATGTTGTTGATGGAATACGCAGCAACATCAGTGTTGGCTATCAAGTCAACAAAATGGACAAAGAAGGCGCGGATAGCTACCGCGTTAAATCTTGGTTCCCAATGGAAATCAGCTTAGTTTCAATACCTGCCGACAGGAAAGCCGGAATAGGTCGAAGCGCGTCTGAGAACCTTCAAACTCAACCTGCAATTCCTAAACAAGAAAGGAAAAATGAGATGTCAGAAGAAAATCAAATCGACATCGAAGCGGTGAAGGCTGACGCAGCCCGTGCCGCAGCGAAAGAAACCGCTGAAATGTATCGCTTGGCGGCGAAGCACAATGTTCGCGATATTGCTGACAAATTCGTCGGCGAAGGTCGTTCATTGAATGAATTCCGTGGTGAACTATTGAACCACATCGGAAACAAGCCAATCGACAACGATGCTGAAGCGGGTCTATCGAAGCAAGAAACACGTCGTTATTCTGTGATGAACGTGGTTCGCGCACTAGCAAACCCAGCGGATCGCGCAGCGCAAAAAGCAGCGGCATTCGAACTTGAAGCATCTTATGAAGCGGCACGCGCAGCGGGTCGTGAAGCACAAGGTGTGATGGTTCCGGCCGAAGTGTTGCGGAACTGGAAAGTTCGTGATCTGAACACATCAGACGACAGCGCAGTGATCGGGGACGATTTCCGCGCGGGTGATTTCGTTGACGTTCTTCGCAACGCTTCATCCGTCATGGCGGCTGGTGCGACAATGTTGAACGGTCTTTCCGGCGACGTAAAAATCCCGAAAAAGACAGCGGCGTCATCTGCCGGCTGGATCGCAACAGAAGGCGGTGCGTCATCTGAAAGTGAACCAACAGTTGGCCAGATCACAATGTCACCGAAGGTTGTCGGCCATCACACAGACATCACACGTCTGATGATGCAACAATCGTCAATCGACGTTGAAGCAATGGTCCGCAACGACATCGCAGCGGGTATTGCGCAAGCAATCGATCTTGGTGCATTGGCGGGTTCAGGCGCATCAGGTCAACCGACAGGTATCGCAAACACATCAGGCATCAACGCACCGACATCTTTTGCGGCGGCGAACCCAACTTTTGCTGAAGTTGTTGCGATGGAAACAGCGGTTGCAGAAGACAACGCACTTGGTCAAAATATGGCCTATATCCTACCGGCGTCTATGTATGGCGCACTGAAAACCACTGCAAAAGACAGCGGTTCAGGGATGTTCGTTGTTGAACCTGATGGTCGCATCAATGGCTACAACGCTATCGTTTCAAACCAAGTTACAGCCGGCGATCTATACTTCGGCGCATTCGAAAACTTGTTGATCGGTATGTGGGGCGGCCTTGACCTAGTTGTTGACCCTTACACCAACAGCACAAGCGGCACAGTTCGCGTTGTGGGCTTACAGACAGTCGACGTGGCAGTTCGTCACGCGGTTGCATTCGCTTACAACAACGACGGCGCATAAAAACAACGGGTGGGGCGGTTCGCCCCACCTTCACCTTTGGAGGGAATAAAATGAAGTATTTGATCTTGAAGTCTTGTGTCGCAGCCGGTGCAAAACGAAATGTTGGTGACGTCGTTGATCTTGGTGCAGACGAAGCAAAAAGTCTTGTTGCCATGGGTCGCGTTGATGTTGCACCGGCTCCGAAACCAGAACCAAAGGTCGAAGCGGTTAAGAAACCAACAAACCGCGCAGTCAAACCCACGTCATCAAGGGCGAAAAAATGAACATCACTTTCCTAAAGCCGACAATCATGGATGGAAAAAAGATGAAAAAGGGTTCATCATTGGAAGTGAATGAACGTCGCGGGAAAAAGATGATTGATCGCGGCTTCGCAGAAATCACGACAGAAAAGCCGATTGTAGAACCGGTCGAAGTCGAAATTGAAGATGGTGAAGAATAATGGCGATAAACTTCGCGGCCGATATTAGTTCGATGCTGAATGTTGACGAATTCGCAACATTGATCACATATCGTCGTGTGAATGCCCAAGGTGACAGCGAAATCAACGTTATTTTTGACAATGAAACCGTTCCCTTCGAAGGTGGCGGTTTTTCTGTCGTGCATCAGGAACAACCCCGTGTCACATGCCGGACATCAGATGTCGCATATATCGCTTTCGGGGATCAGATGGTCATTTCAAGTGTTGTTTATAACGTCCGCGAATGGATACATGATGGAACGGGTGTCACCGTTGTCCATTTAGAAAAGGAATGAAATGGCACACGTTCGCAAACAAATTCGGGACAGAATAGTTTCAACGCTTAAAAGCGGGGTTTCATTGGTTCAACGTCGGGTTCACGCTACCCGCTTCTATGCGCTGACATCTGATGAACTTCCTGCTATAACTGTTTCAATGGTGACAGAAACTTCGGCGATGGCCACAATCGGAACGAAGACAATGATGCGGAATGCATCAGTTGCCGTTGACATCTATGTTCGCGCCACAGCGAATGTCGATGATGACTTGGACAAGGTGGCGGTTCAGGTCGAAGAAGCCATTGCGGGGGACTTTACGGTCAACGGATTGGCAAAAGATGCGGTTCTGCAAAGCACCGACATCGACTTTAGTGGGGACGCTGAACAACCGGTCGCGGTTGGACGGCTGACCTTTTTGGTTCGTTATATTACGGCCATTGATGATGTTGAAACCGCCAGATAAGGAGATTTAGCAAATGGCAGTTCATATTGGCACCGAAGGAACCGTTAAAGTCGGCACGGCTGGTTCTGACATAGCAATCGCAGAAATAAAATCATTCTCAATCGAAGAAACAACCGACACAGTTGAAACCACAAGCATGGGTTCAACAGCGCGGACGTATTCTCCGACGTTGAAGTCATTCACAGGTACAGTTGATGTGCAGTGGGATGAAACCGACACGACCGGACAAGGCGCATTGACAACGGCGTCTGAAGTCACAATCAACTTTTATCCTGAAGGTTCAGACAATGGTGACACATACTATTCAGGAACAGCAATCGTGACAGGTCGAACAATCAACGTTTCTTTTGATGATGTGACAACGATGTCTTTGTCATTGCAAGGTGACGGGGCATTGACTGAAACAACCGTTTAATCGGTAAACATGAAGGGTGGGAAAAATGAACCTTATGGACAAGATTTCGGCAAAGTATGCTGAAAAAGAACGTGGTCATGTTGATGTTGAAGAATGGGGCGATGAAGACAATCCACTTCGGATTTTCTTTCGCCCCATGTCGATGAAAGATTTGTCGGATATATCGAAGCGATATAAGGGCAATCTTGAAGACCCTTCGGCGGTCGTTGATATTCTTATCAGCAAGGCCGAAGACGAAGACGGGAACAAATTGTTCACGTTAGAAGATAAGCCGAAGATGCTTCGGTTGCCGGACACCGCCGCAATTGCAAAAGTCGTCGGCGCGATTACTGCATCCGTAAGCGTTGAGGAACACGAAAAAAACTAAGGGGCGACCCATCACGGTTGAACCTGATCGCGATTGCGGATCGATTAGGGAAGACCATCGAAGAAATTGAAAAAATATCGGTTTCGGAATATAATGAATGGGTCGCTTATTTTGGTTTAGTCGAAGAAATGGGAAAGGTGCAGCATGGCGCAACAGGGCGTGACATTCGTCATCCAAGCATTGGATCAGGCAACCGGTCCCCTAAAATCGGTTAGACAACAGACGCAAATGTTGGATCGGTCCGTTAAGAAAAGCGGACAGGCATTCAATAATTACGGCCGACAGGTCAAGGCGTCACAAACACCGCTTGGCAAAATGAACCGCTTCATGGGTCAGTTCGGCACACAAGCCGGCGACATGGTTGTTCAGGTCACAGGCGGGACCGACGCGATCAAGGCGTTCGGGATGCAAGCACCGCAACTTTTGGGGTTCTTGGGTCCAATCGGTGCGATGGCTGGTTTGGCAGCGGTTTCATTTAGTGCCTATGCGATGGCCATGGGTGACACACAGAAAGCGTTGCAAGGCGTTTCAAAGTTGCTTGGCCAGTTGCGCGAACCGCTTTCCGGTGTGGTCGATTTGATCAAGGAA